GGGCTCCGTGAGGAAGTTGTCGATCGTGAGGTCGATGTCCATCGCGTCGGCGTTATAGCTTACCGAAGCGGCCACCAGCCCGGAGATGCTTTGCAAGATCACGGTCGGCGCGCTTGCCTCGATGACCTTGAGCGAGAAGGAGACGCGCTCGCGCTGCCCGGCCAGCGTTCGCAGGATGTTGAGCTCGCTCGTGACGTGCGAGAGCGTGAGCCGCGCCCGCACTTGCAGCTCGGGGTCGTCGGGCGGGAGCGTGACCGCGAACGGGAAGGCGATATAGGTGTTCGCGCCGGAGACGACGTTCTCGGTATTGTTGACGAGGTAGAACGTCGAGACCGCGCTGTGCGAGATCTCGAGCAGCACCAAGAAGACGTTGGTCGTCGTCTGTGAGTTGACGGCCGTGATGACCGATGTCGGGAGCGTGCGCGGCATTAGGGGAGCACCTCGAGCGCGAGATCGACGCGCCACTGAGCAGTCCCGGCCGTGCCCCCGCCTGCGACCGCCGAGAGCGTCGGAGGCTGCACAAAGCGCACCGAGGCGGTCGAGAAGTCCGAGGGGTCGATGAAGTCGAAGGCGTCGGTCCCTTCCGAGAGCGTCGTCTTGTAGAAGGTCTCGAACGTCGCGCGCTCGGTGCCGGTGAAGAGCATCGTCCCGGACAAGAAGCGCGAGGTCGCGGTGAACCGCTTGCGCTGCTTATAGGGTCCGGTCTCGGTCTGCGAGCGGATAAAGCCTTGCTGCCGCGTGTCCTGCACGCCGAGCTCGAAGTATTGCGGAAGCGTCCCCGGCCATGTCGGCATGATTTAGCCCCTTTGCTGCAAGCGGTTGCCGAGCCCGAACGTCGTCCGGATCGCCCGGTAGGCCGGTCCGCCGGAGGTGATGTCCTGCGCGATCGCGCGTCCGATCTCGACGACGATGTTCCCGGCACTGTCCGAGGAGGCGGTCGCCTCCTGCCCGCTGTAATTGTTGATCGTGACCTTCGGCGCGCTGTTGCCGTTCGCTGCGACCACGCCGAGCTTGCCGTCCGCGCCGCGCGAGAGCGGCATGATCGCCTCCGGCCCGGCTTCGCCCATGAGGCCGATCCCGTTGGCAAACGGGAAGATCGTCGGCCCACCGACGACGCCGCCCTTCGCGAAGGCGGTCACGCCGGATTGATCGAAGACGTTGCCGTTCGCCGAGAAGATCGCCTTGATCCCGTCCGCGATCGGTCCGGCGAACTGTTGCGCGAAGAGATCCTGCGCGACCTTGGCGAGGACGTTCGAGGCGAAGCTAAGAAGCGCGTCGCCAAGATCCGCCGTGCCCTTGAGGACCGAGGCGAAGGCGCTGTTGAGCTCGTTCTCGACGGTGCTCGCCACGCCTGCGACCAGCTTCGTGAACGGGTCGAACTTAGAGTTTAGCTCCTCGATCGCGCGGGTGTAGACCTCGCCGCTGATCGCGCCGGTGCGGTAGAGCGTCTCGATCTTGTCCTGCTCGATCGCGAACTTCTCGGCCTCGGTGCGCGTGCTCTCGTAGAGCCGCGCGGCCTCGCGCTCGATGTCGCTCGCCGACGCCGCGCCGCCCTTGAGCGTCTCGTTGAACTTTTGCAGAGCGAGCTGCGCCTCGGCCGCAGCGACTTGGTTCTCGACATAGGTCTCGCGCTGCCGGGCGAAGAAGTCGCCACCGACCGGCGCGTTCATAGCTGCCGCGTTCTGAGAGCTGAACCTCTGCTCGGCGAGAGCGCGCGCCTGCCCGATCGGATCCCCGGCGAAGCGCAGCCGGATCTCGGCCTCTGATCGTGCGGAGGCGCTTTGCGACGCCATCGTGATCGCGTTCGAGGCTGCGCGGCCCATCTCGTCCGCGATGCGCGCGGCTTCGCCCGCCGCAGCACTGAGCGCGCTCGGGAGATCGAGGTTCTTGAGATCGAGCCCGGCGAGCGCGGCATCGAGCAGCGCGTTGTAAAGCGCGATCCCCTCGTCGGATGCCATGTTGAGCCCGCCGGTCGCCTCGTCGATCGCCTTGGCGAGAGCCTGCGTCGCGGCGACGCGGGTCTCGGTCGTGTCGGCCTGCTTGACGGCCGTCATCTGGATCACGAGGTTCGCCGCCGACTGCTCGGTGAGCCCAAACTGCTCGGTGATCGCCTCGAGCCCTCGACGATATGGGCCGATCATGCCGAGGATGTCTTCGTAAGCCCGGCGGCGACGCCCCAGAGCTGCCGCCTCCTCCTCGTTTAGAGTTAGGCTCCCCTCTTGGATTTGCTGGGTCACCTTCGCGACCTCGGCCTGCTCTCGGAGAGCGAAGTTCAGCGCCGTCGCATTGTCGAGCGCGCTCTGGAACGTCTGCGCTTGCAGCCCCTCGCCCATAGCCCCGACGACCGCCCCGGAGGCTGCGCGGAAAGCGCGATCAGCCTCGATCTGGGCGATCTGCTTCTGGATCTGGAGAAGCTCCTGCGCGGCCGCTGCTTGCGCGCCGTATTGAGCCGAGAGGTCTTGTAAGCTCTGCCCCTTCTGCGCTGCGCTGAGGCGCTGCATCGCGCCCTCGAGCGCGTCCATCTTGTCTTTCAGATCGTCCGCAGCTTCCCCGGTGTCGAACAAGGCGGGAGCGAAGGTGAGGAGCGCGCCGACCGCAAGACCCACGACCGCACCGATCGCGCCGAAGCCTCCGAGGAGCTGCGGAAGCTGTTGCCCGAGCGTGCGGGAGATAGGGACGCCCATCTCCATTTGCACGAGGATGTCTTGGAGCTGGAAGCTCGCGTTCTGGATCCCGCTTGCGTTGTTCTTAAACGCGTTGCCGACGTTGTTCATCGCGCCGGAGAGCGGACGAGCGGCGGCGGCGACCTTTGTCTGTGCGGCCGCTGTAGAAAGAAGCTGATCTCCGAGGTTATCCGCCGCCGTTGCCGCAGTCTTTGTCGCGCTCGTGAACTGCCCGAGTTGCTGTGCGGATTGCGCCGCGCCCTTAGTTTGGACCTCGACGCCAAGCGATACTATGTCTGCCACTTTTTCGCCCTCTCATTGTGCCACAGAGCATCGAGTTCCGAGATCGCATCGACCTCGTGAGGCGTGAAGATCCGCCCGGTGAGGCGACTATACGCCAAGACCTCGGAAAAGGCTATCGGCGCGTCGGCCTGCCGCGAGCGGTGCAAACGCAAGAACGTCGCCCAGAACTCGCTGGTCGTCTCGGGCAAGGGCGGGACGTCGAGCTCGTGCGGCCGGATCCCGGTCGTCTTCTCGACCTGCTCGTAATGCTCGCGCAGCGAGATCCCGTCCTTGTCCTTCTGCGAGAGCCGGAAGACGCCCTCGGCGTGCTTTAGGAGCTCGCCGAGGTCTCGCCGAAAAAATTTGCGCGGGTCGACGCGGCCGAGAAGATGTCGTCGCGCAGCCACGCCGGGAACTTGGGATAGATCTCGGCGGCGTCTTTCACGTCCGGGCGCTCGCCCCCGGCGGTGATCGCCCAGCGCGCCGTGATCCGTCCGAGGAACGCGATCAGCTTCTCGGTCGGATCCTCGATGCCGAGGCGTGCCACCTCGGCGAGCGCGTTCCGATACTGCTTGGTGTCCGCCCCGTAGATCTCGACCCACTGGGGAGACCCGTCCTCGTTCGGGACGGGTTCCTTCGTGATGGGGTGCAAGATCTGATAGGTGTAGGTGTCGCGGAAGGTGAGGTCGTAGAGGTCCATCAGAAGCCCTTTTATGAGGTCGTGCGGGTGATCCTGAGCTGCGTGCCGGTCGAGCTGTCGCGAAGCGCGACGAACGGGACCGTCATGAGACGCGACGTCGGGCTTCCCACCGGGACGGCCGCGCCGTTGATCTTGATCCGAGGCATCAGGAGCGTGTAGTTCAGCCCGGCCACGCGGTCGTCGAGGACGATCGAGAGCGAGCTCTCGGTCTCGTTCAGGAACTTGGTGATAAGCGCCGCGTCCTGATAGAAGACGGTCATCGTTCCCTCGAGCGACGACATCCCGAACTCCATCTGAGGCGTCGCCACCGCGCCGAGCGCGAAGGTCGGGTTGAGATTATTGTTGAGCGTGAAGTCGATCGAATTGACATAGGCGATCGCGGATCCGCCCTCCTCGATCGTGCCCGAGAAGCTGTCGAAGGGCTCGTTCCCAGAGGCTGCGGTCAAGCTCGCGTCGAGCGGGCTCGTGCTCTGGGTCATGTTCTTGCCGATGATCCCGAAGGTCGCGGTCGTCATCTGGTTCGGCGCGATCGACATCTGCATCGTGTTGACCATGCAGCCCGTGAAGGCGCGATACTGCGTAATGTCGAGAGCACCGTCCTCGAGCGTGAACGACTTCACGGTCGTGCCGGTATTGAGGACGTTCGTCGAGAAAGCGCCGAATAGCGCGCCTTCGAGAAGGAAGTCATAATCCGCCGGGCGCATCTCGACGGCGATGTCTCCGGAGACCGTGCGCTGCCCGTGCCGGTCGATGCGCGGCATACGGTCCGGCGTGATCTCCGCCGACTGAACGCGGGTCTTGCTAAGATCGACCGAGTGCGTGTTGAACGGAAGCGAAACCATCGCAGGCGTCCCGGGTGTCGTGCCGTAGGTGCTCTCGACCACATAGGCGAGCTGCGTTCTGGAACCCTGTGCAAAAGCCATTTTCGAGCCCTCCTTTTATGAGCTGGTGTAGGTATACCACGAGATCGAGACCGTGACGATATACCACGGCGTGTCGAGCACGGCGATCCCGCGCTCGGAATAATTGAACCGCACGGTCACCGCGCCGGATGTCAGCCCGGTATCGACTGTGAAGGCTGCGCGGATCGCGTCCGCCAGCGCGTCGGCTGCGGCCGGTCCTGCGCCCTCCGGGAGATGCGCGGTCACGAGGAAGCTCCCGTCGTGCCGGATCTGGGGGTTCGGCCCGCGCACGGCCGGGCGGCTCGTCACGGGGACGAGCGCCATGCGGACCCAAGCGGTGTTGGTCGTCGGGGTGAACCGGACGTTCTCCCACGCGCGGTTGCTCGAGGACGGGATCCCCGAGACGTTGGCGATCTGTTGCTCGAGCGCCGCGCGGATGTCCTGCATCACTGTCATGGGATCCCCGTCGCCTTGATGTTCTTAATCTCGGTCACGACGTCGGCCGCGATCGCCCTCGAGCGCGCGAGCACCTTGCGGAGGAACTGCGTGCGCGCCTCGACGAAGATCGCGTAGTTCGCGCCGTTCAGGAGGTAGATCGAGCCGTCGAGGTTCGCGAGCGCGCCCGACTGCCCGGAGAGGCGAGCGAGCGTCGCGCCCGGCGCGCCTGCGGTGACCTCGCCTGCGGAAGCGCCGGGAGACCCGGTGAGCGTCGGGGAGAGAAACCACGACGCCCTGAGCCTCCCGGTCTTCACCGGCGTGCCCCGCACGACCTCAAGCGAGAGCCGGTTTAGGTATTCGTTGCGAGCCTGCGCGACGGTCACGCCCGCCTTCTCTGCGATCTTGTCGAGGTCGACCGTGATCTGCCGGAGGATCTGTCCGTTCGCCATCATTCCCTCGCTTGGCAGATATAGGCGAGGATCGAGGATCCGCTCTTGATCGTCTGGACCGAGACGATCCGAACCGCGTCGCCCTCTCCGCGCAGCTCGTCGTCGATCTGCGGGGTCTTCGAGAGCGCGGTCCCGTTATAGGTCGCGGCCATCACCGCCTTGCGGTCGCCGCGCTGCACGAGCGTGCCGTCGATGTCGCGGGAGGTGTAATTCAGGAAGACGACGCGCGCCGTCTCGTCAGCGTTCGAGCCGCCCGAGACCGCGCCGGTCGCCGGGTTGTAGGATCCGCCATTGCTCGGACGGCGAAAGGTGAGATCGTAGCCGTGCTCCCGGAGAAGCGCGACGACGTCCCTCTGCATCTGCGCGCCGGTCGCCATCTCGATCAGTCCTCGTCAAGCATAGGGTCGAAGCGCGGCGGGTTGCTGAACTGGTCGACCCGGAACGCCGAGGGGACGCGATCGGTGTCGGTCTCGACGCCTTCCATCTCGCTGATCGACATCCCGCCCGCCACCGGCACGCCCAGCCCGACCGAGCCCATCCGCTTGCCCTCTTTGGTGAGGCGGACGGCGAGCTCCGCGTATTGCTTCGCGCGCTGCGAGTAGGAAGACGAGACGCTCTCGACGCTCGTGTCCACGAGCCGAGCATATTTGCCCGAGAGCGCCCGGCAAAGGAGCGCGCTCGCGTTGTAAATGTCGTCCGACGCCTGAGAGAGCCCGAAGGCGATCTCTTCGTCGGTGATCTGTTGATCGGTGGTGTCGGTGTCACCTACGAGGAGGCGCACGGCGTCGCGCCGCGTCGCCGAGGTCGTTGTGCCGGGCGCTCCCCCGTAGGTCCACGTCATTCTGCCACCTTCTTCGCTTTGGCCTTCTTGGCCGGTGCGGGATCCGGGACGTCCTCGGCGAGCTTCTCGCCGAGACCTTTTTCACTGAGGTCGATTTCAGGGTTCCCGGGCTGGTAATGGCGAACCTTGCCAGCCCGGAATAGGAGCTCGACCTTCTCTGCGGCAATCCCGAGGGCTTGCCAATCGAACGCCGCGCCTCGGTTGAACCGACGTCCGTGAGCCACGAACGCGCGGAACGCGAAGAGCGGGTCCGACTTCTGGAAAGATCTCTGCTCGAGCTTCATCATGCGACGATCGCGTCCCAGAAGTAGCCCAGCGCCGAGGACACCAGCTTGTGGTCGTAGTGCGCGCGAGCGCGGACCACGTCGGTATCTTCTTCATCGCGACGCTTGGTGTCGACGACGAAGCCATACTCGTTCGTGCCGCCGAGGTAACCGGCCCACGAGAAAGTATAGCCTGCGGCCGGGGTCATGATGCCCGGGGTCGAGGGACGGTAGGTCAGAAGGCACTTCTTGCCCAGAATGAACGAGTGAGCGGCGGTGTCGCCCTCTGCTGCGGTGTTCTGGATAGCCTCGCCGACCATGACCTCGTCGACCTCGAAGATCTGCGCGAGCAGGTTCAGCGAAGCGATCGAGGGCTGCGAGGTGGTCGCGCCGCCGTTGATCCGGCCTTGGACGTCCGGGTGGTCGATCAAAGCCGAGTAGACTTGACGGCCCATGACCATCACGTTCGGCTTGACACCGGTCGAGCCGAGGATCGTGTCGATCCCGGTCCGCACGTTGCCGATCGGGTCGCCCGAGGTGGTGTCCGACCACTTGATGACCTGACCCGAGGAGGGCGAGGATGCGACGCCGGTGATGTCGGTGCCCCAGAGCCCGGTCGAGAAGAAGGACGACGAGAAGTCGGTCTCCTTGTTGATGAGCATCTGGTGGGTTGCCAGCTCTGCGGCTGCACGGGCCGGATCTGCGGCCGGGTCAGCGTTGGCGCGGACCTGATCGGGGATCGGGATCGCGACGCC